CACCACCGGCCAGCGGAAGGGGCTGGGCGTCAGCGCTGGGAGACACGTCTATGTGGTGCGGAAGAACGCTGCCGACAACACCATCCTGCTGGGGGACAACGAGGAGCTCTATGCACGGGAGCTGACGGCCTGCCGGGTGAACTGGATCTCCGGCACGGCGCCGACGGAGCCTGTCGCCGTCACCGCCAAGACCCGGTACAGCCAGACGGAGGCGGAGGCGGAGGTCACGCCCCTGCCGGAGGGGCGGATGCGGGTGGTCTTCCGCCAGCCCCAGCGGGCCATCACCTCCGGACAGGCCGTGGTGCTCTACGACGGGGATACGGTGCTGGGCGGCGGCGTCATCGAAGATCGGTGAAGATTTTCCCGGATTTCCGGGAAATATCTGTTGACAAACACCGGCGCATATGTTATATTTATTCTTGCTTGTCGAGCTTATCGATATGGCGGCGTAGCTCAGTTGGCTAGAGCATGCGGTTCATACCCGCAGTGTCACCGGTTCAAATCCAGTCGCCGCTACCAAAGCCCGGAGAGATGTACCACGTCTCTCCGGGGCCCCTCAAGGGTTTATCCGGCCCGTTGGTCAAGTGGTTAAGACACGGCCCTTTCACGGCTGTAACATGGGTTCGAGTCCCGTACGGGTCACCACAAGGCAACTCGTAAGGGTTGCCGAATAGGGAGGCTTAGCTCAGCTGGTTAGAGCGCCTGCTTCACACGCAGGAGGTCACTGGTTCGAGTCCAGCAGTCTCCACCAAAAAAGTCCAGGAATCTCAAGGGTTCCCGGACTTTTTTATTTTTGCCAAGATTAACTTTGTTAGTAACGTGTTAGTAGTAGCGATTTAGGTTAGTTTTTTTAGGACGCTGTTATAAGCTTTCTCATTGACGATTTTTAGTGTGTCCATAAGCTCGTCCATAACTTCCCACGCCCTATCCTGCGCTACATTCCCAACCGCTTTCAAAAATTCACTGCCGGAGGGTTTTATTCTCTTGGCCGGCGCAGGCTCTGCAGAATACAGCATTAGGGGCGCTTTCGCCTGCAGTTGCTCCCCGCCGTGCTCGTTACGGATAATGTAGAGCGCCGCCAGTTTCTCATAGTTTGTCCAGCTCGATTCTTCTGTTTCAAGGCGAGCTATCCAGCGCTTGACCTCATTCTCGTCGACCATAGGGGTGCACCCCCTTTAGTCCTCGATCGTGTCCATGCAGCGCTGGATGGCTCTGCGGATGCTTTCGTCGTCGGCGTTGTCCAGCATTTCCTGCAACTGGCGTTTCATGTTGTCGATGCCACCATCACGGGAATAGTGGCCGCGCACATAATGCGTGCCGCGTCTCGCATTGGACATATCACGGTCATAAGCGCCGCGCATGCCCGACTGCCAGTCTCCGTTGCGGGAATAGCGGCGAGAATAGTCTTCATCGCGGGAATAGCCGCCGTCTTCCATCATCTCGATCTTATCGATGTTCTTGATGGTTGCTGTCAGTTTGTGGGCAATTTCCAGGTCACCCGCACCCAATTCGCCTTTTCGGGCCAGTTCGTCCAGCTCCTTGCAGAGCATATCCCGCAGTTCATACATAGATTTCATACCCATTGTGTTCTCCTTTCTCAGCTCACACGGTCGATGGTCAGGTTGCTATTGGCAAAGCTGACCGCCTCTGCGCTGGTGTTCTTTGCTGCCACGGTCACGCAGCAGCCGCGCGGCACTTCCACGATGGCGCTGACGTAGACGTTAAAATAGTTTTCCACCGCAGCCGGGGTGACGGTCGCCGTAGCTCCGTTGAGTGCTTCGCCGTTGACAGAAAGCGCCGTAGTGATCGCGCCTACCGTGCCGCCCGTGGGGACGGCGATGTTCGCGCCAAAGCTCACCTTAAAGCGCGCCTTGCACTGCTGCGTCAGCCCGCGCAGGGTGACGAGCCCGCTGCCCTCACGGTGGACGATGCAGGGCTTGCCGCAAGCCGCCGTGGAGACCATCGGAACATTCTGGCCTGCAGGGACGGTCACGATTCCGGGATTTACATATTCAGCCATAATTTCAGTCCTTTCATAAAATACAGCGGCAGGGCTATTGCCCCGCCGCTTTTGTTTAGTATCGGCACGGGGCCGACCATTTCCCAACATAGGGAAAAGCTACGCTATGCAGTTGTCAGCAGCCACAACAGGCAAACTGGTTGCAGCAATAGGGGTTCTGCACCGTGTAGGCCGGAATGGGAGAAGGCCGGAGCTGAGACACCAGATAACTGTTCTGCGCCGCCTGGCTTGCCGCCAGCTTCAAGCCCTGGTTCTCGGCCTGGAGGTCAGAGAGCTTGCTCTGCGTCAGGAAGTCGAGGATTGCGCGGCTGTTGCTGTTAGCGTTGTCGATGATGTCGCGGGTCGCGTTCTGCACGGTGTTGCGCGTGTCGCACGCCTGCGCCGCCATGTCATAGCGCACCTGTGCGATAGCCGCGCGATTCTCGCAGCAGCAATTTGCGGCCTGCATCTGCATGGCGTTGAGCTGCTGCATCAGCGCCGCTTGCTGGTTGCTACGGGACAGCTCGGCCTGTGCAAAGCCGTTTGCCATCGCCATGTTGGTGCCGTTGACAAGCTGCGCCTGCTGGTAAAATCCGTCGCAAAGGCCCTGATTTACGCTGTCGATCTTGCGCTCGACATTGGCAAAATCAGAGGTCAGCACGTAGCCGTCTACGACACCGCCGGAATTGCCAGCGTTGTTGCCCCAGCCGTTGCGGCCCCAGCCGAAGAGGAAAAGAACGATAATCCAGATCCAGTTTTCGCCCCACATACCCATGCCACCGCCGTAGCTGTTCGCAGGCGCGACCGGCATAGTCATCATGGGAGCACCGTCGGAAAGAGACATATTATCTCCCCTTTCATAAATTTTATTTATCAAATCGTGGCCACGATAAGATCAATGGAATAAATGCTCGAACTGTTTTGCCATAGATTGAAGTTGGTTTAACTCTTGCTGGCTCATAGCCCCAGATTGCAAAAGCTTGTCGACCTCCGCTTTTGGGTTACCCTGAAAATTTGCCCTAAACTGTTGGAACTGCTGCAACATCTGCATAAAGCCGTTGCCGCCGCCGAGCGCTCCGAAAAAGGGATTATTCATCGTCATCGTCCTCCTTGCGCTTCTTCTTGCCCTTCAATTCGCCCACAAGCGCCGCCAGCGCGTCAAACTCCTTGCGGGTGACAAATTCCACGCCCGGCTTTTGCGGCGCGTTAGGGGCCGTTTCTGTGCGTTCTACGAGGTCATAAATCTTGAGCGTCGGTTTCCCGCTTGCGTCTGCCTGCTTGAGGTAAACGGTGGGGGCGGTGGAATCCCACAGCGCTACGGCAGAGTTGGGCGCGATGAGATAACCTCTTGCCTCCTGCTCTCCGCTTACCCACTGTACGCTGCCTTGCGCGATGGGGTTCTGTTGCACTGGCTGCGACATAGGCTGCTGCATGGGCTGCATCTGTGGCTGCTGCATCTGCCGCATCTGCATGAGGTTGTCCGGCATCGGCTGTGGATAATAGGGGTTGAAATAGGGATATGCCATGTTCATTCCTCCGTTTCTTTGTCCCAGAAATAAAGCGGGATTTCGTTCTCGCTGTTCCAGCTGTCATAGATGATCCCGTCCTGAACGCACACTACATGCCCAGAGAGGGCGAGAATATATGTCCCGCGCGGGTGCTCATCGGCAAACCTGCCGACCGTGTAACAGTCCGGGCAAGTGTCCGGTATGATGTATCTCCGGTAGCCTAAGGACCGCAGATATGCGCCCCAACAGGCGTTTGCATTGGGCAAATCACCGTCCAAGTAGCCACGCATGCACAGCCGGAGATAAACCTCGCCCCAATCCTTTCCCGTGGCCTTACAGATCGCACGGACAGTGCAATCGGACACGTTTTTCCCGCAGGGATTTGGATTAAAATATTTATACATGATTGCAACCCCTATATAGGCTTTCAGCAATTTCCACATATGCTAAAAGCCCCTGGGGATCGTCTGCGTACAGAATGCAAATATCCTGCGCCATTTGCGCGGTAAACCCGCATTTGATTAAGCGCTCGTACATATTCCCGCCTCCTTGCCTCTATAATAAAAGAAATCCGGGCAAATAAACTGCCCGGATTCTGCCTTGATTCTGCAATAATGTAGTTACAGTGTACACCAATTGTGTGCAAAAACGAAAAATAGCCGCACCCAAAAAGGGTGCGGCTACTTTTAGGAATTGAATGCATCCGCCAGTTTTTGGTATGCGCGGCGGCGCAATTTGTAAAATCCATCTACGCTGATATGTAGTTTTGCCGCCGTCTGTACGCAGGTGCGGCCAAAAACGTCCACGTCAATTACACAGGTTTCCTCGTCTTCCGGTAGCCCTACCGCACGGATTGTTTCTGTGGCGCGGAATGGTGCCATAGTGGATAGTTTTTTGCGGATCCTTTTGTGCTGATCTATCATTTCCCACGGTGTGCCGTGGAGGTGCGGATGCTTATGCACGGGCGTGAGGCCGGCGTAGCGGTGTCCTCTGCGCCCTCCAGTGGATTTATTTTATCCTTTATTTCAGCAGGAAATTCCAGCTGGCATTGCCGATAATGCCGTCAACGCCCAGACCGTGATCTGCCTGCATCCGGCGCAGGCCCGCCTCCATCTTGGGGCCAAAGAGCTTGTCGCCGCTCCAAATTTCATCCGGGTAATAGCCCTTGTCCTTCATCAGCAGCATGGCGGCCCGGACGTCATTGCCCTCCATGCCACGGCGCAGCATACGCAGTTCCATGTTGATCGTCTCCTCCTTCGTCGTCGGTGCGGGTGCGGGCTTGGGCCGCTCGTTCAGCAGCGCCTTGACGCTGGCCTTGAACGCCTCCCACTCCGCATTGTTCTTCCCTGCCATCTGCCGGGGGCAGGACTTCCCGGTCACGTCGTAGTGCCGCAGGACGTAGGTGTCCACGCCGGAGATGCCCAGCAGCTTGCACAGCTCCGCCGTCAGCGACGCAGCGTTGGCCTTGGTGCGCTCGGAAACATGGTAGTTCCCAGAGCAGCACATCTCGATGGAGATACTGTTGGTGTTGCGGCAGAGGGGATGTACCGGAGCGGGAGAGCCTACCGCCCACGCCCGGTCACAGGCCGGTACGGACTGGTAGATGCTGTCCTCGTCCACAAAGTAATGTGCGCTGGCCTCCCGGTCGCCGCCTGCGAAATACTTGCAGTTGGCCTTGGCGGTGTCGCTGACGTTGCCCGTGTAGTGCAGCACCACAAAGGCAACGTCCCGCCCGCCCAGCC